AAAAACGTATTTTGCAGATCCTGTCCATGAAAGACCGCATCGCTGTGTTTGCCATCATGAATGTGGTGGACCGCCACCTGCAAAAACGTTATATCCGGACAACCGGTGCAAGCATCAAAAGGCGCGGTACTCATGACCTGATGAACTGCATACGTACCGATTTGCAAAAAGATCCGGAAGGCACGCTTTACGCATACAAATTTGACATCCGGAGGTTTTACGACAATGCGCGGCAGGACTTTGTGATGTGGTGCTTCCGGAGGGTGTTCAAGGACAAAAGGCTGTTGGTCTTGTTGGAGCGGTTTGTTAAGCTGCTGCCGGAAGGTATCAGTTTCGGACTGCGCAGTTCACAAGGGGCAGGAAATCTGCTTCTGTCTGTATTTTTAGACCACTATCTGAAGGATAAGTACGGGGTTCGTTATTACTATCGCTATTGCGATGACGGACTGGTACTCGGTAAAACGAAAGCGGAATTGTGGAAGATTCGTGATATTATTCACGGGCAAATGGAGAAAATAGACTTGGAGATCAAGCCGAATGAACGGGTGTTTCCTGTAGAAGAAGGCATTGATTTCCTTGGCTATGTTATCCGGCCTGACTATGTGAGATTGCGGAAACGTATCAAGCAGAAGTTTGCCCGGAAGATGCACGAGGTAAAATCGAGAAAAAGACGGCGGGAACTGATTGCCAGTTTCTACGGCATGACGAAACACGCCGACTGTAATAAGTTGTTTAAAAAATTAACAGGCAAAGAAATGAGAAGTTTTAAAGACTTGAATGTCGCTTACAAGCCGGAGGACGGCAAGAAGCGATTTCCCGGAGTGGTGGTAAGCATCCGGGAACTGGTAAACTTACCGATTGTAGTGAAGGATTTCGAAACAGGTATCAAGACCGAACAGGGAGAAGACCGCTGTATTGTGGCCATCGAAGTGAACGGCGAGGCAAAGAAGTTCTTCACCAACAGTGAGGAAATGAAGAATATTCTCGCACAAGTGAAAGAAATGCCGGATGGCTTTCCGTTTGAAACGACCATCAAGACAGAAACATTCGGCAAAGGTAGAACCAAATACGTGTTTACATGAAAAGAGTTGAAGGAAGTGCCGGTGTATCGCTGATGGAATGCACGAACCCGGTAAAAGACAAATGGCGCATCCGATGGGATGTGCAGGAAAAAGAGAACGGCTCTGCCTCCTACATGGAAGAGGAGTTCGGGCATAAGCCTACTGATGAGGAAATCCGCACATTGGTTATGTCCTGGTATAACAGCCAGACTGATGCGGCTATCCTATCCGGATTCGCCTATAATGGTGCCCATGTATGGCTTTCTGTGGAGAACCAGTACAACTATAAGGCAGCATACGATTTGGCCGTTCAGACGGGCGGAGAAACCCTGCCAGTGACGTTTAAGTTTGGTTCGGATGAACAGCCCGAATACCATACTTTTAGTCGGTTAGATGAGTTGAAAGACTTCTATACGAAAGCGGTAAGGTATATTCAGAAGGTTCTGGCTGAAGGCTGGGAAAAGAAAGATAAGTTCAATTTGGATTTATACCGGATTAAATGATTGATAATCCCTTCGGGGGAGGGATAAAAAAAGCCCCCGGCCTGTTAAAAGTAACGCCAATCACTTAGAACAACAAGTACGCCAGAGCGCACGACCGGGGGCAAATACCCTCTGTCGCGCTCTGGCTTTTTGTTGTCTAAAAATGATTGGCATTGCAAAAGTACAAAAATGATTGGATATGACATTGTTTGAAACACTTAAATTCAATAGAAAACCGCTTGAATTGCTTATAAGTTTAGGCGGCAAGCAGGATGACCTTCGATTCATAGACTTATATACGGAGTATGAGGTCATGAAAAACCGGGGTGAGAAGACCACTTATACAGTGGCGTTTTTGGCAAATAAATATTCAGTAAGCGAACGCAAGGTGTATGATATTATCAAACGGTTTGGAAAGCACTGCACGCTCGGTGCAGTGTGATTAATATGCCGGAGATACCTTGTGTTGTCTGATGGGGCTAACTTTGCACAGACAAAAATCAATAGCTTATGAATAAGTATTACCAGATATTAGACAAGATACTCCAAACGGGCAAGACCCAAACCAACAAGAAAGGCTGTATCAAATACCTATTGAACGAAAGGCTCATGCTGACCCCGGCTGATTTACTTGATATATTTGAAAGCCATGGGATAGCCAGAAAGAAGCTGAAAGAAGAATTAAAGCTGTTTATGCAGGGTATTCGAGATGTGGAAAGATATAAGGAGGCAGGTATTACCTGGTGGGACTATTGTGGCCATACCCTTGTGAATAGCTACCCCACTTACTTTGAAAAGCTTCCACCCCTTATAGCTAAGATTAACCGGGAAAAGCGCAACAGCAAGAACTATGTTCTGTTTCTTGGAGAGACCGGGGTGGAAAGCAACCAGGCACCCTGCCTGAGCCTTGTGCAGTTCCAGATTGAAGAGGGGGAACTGGTATTATCCGCATACCAGCGCAGTTCTGATGCCAACCTTGGGCTTCCGGCTGATATTTATCATCTTTATCTGATGGCAAGGCAGGTGGAACTTCCTTTGAAGTCCATAACCCTTGACCTTGGGAATGTGCATATATATGAAAATAACATTGACCGGACCATGGAACTGTTATCCGGAGTTGAGAATATTAAATTTGAATTGAACGTATGACGAAAATGAATCTGTCGGCACCGCTGCCATTTGTGGGCCAAAAAAGAATGTTTGCCAAAGAATTTATAAAGGTATTGGACCAGTTTCCTGATGATACAGTTTTTGTAGATCTGTTTGGTGGCTCGGGGTTACTTTCCCATATTACCAAAAGAATGAAACCAACTTCCACTGTTGTCTATAACGATTTTGATAACTACCGATTTAGGCTGGCTCATATTCCACATACAAATAAGCTTTTAGCCGACATTAGAACGCTGGTAGGGGATTCGGTACCCAAACATAAGGCAATCAAAGGAAAGCTGAGGGAATGCGTTTTAAAGCGTATTGAAGAAGAGGAAGCGAGTGTGGGGTACGTGGACTTCATTACTCTATCGTCATCCCTTATGTTCTCTATGAAATATAAGTTGTCTGTGGAGGAAATGAGCAAGGAAGTTCTTTATAACAATATCCGCAAGAATGGATACCCTGAATCATTGGACTATTTGGAAGGGCTGGAAATAGTTTCATGCGACTACAAAGAGGTCTATAATCAATATAAAGACGTACCTGGAGTGGTGTTTTTAATAGATCCTCCTTATCTATCCACTGATGTCGGAACGTACAACATGTATTGGCGTATGTCCGATTACTTAGATGTTTTAAAAGTCCTCGAAGGTCATTCTTTCGTTTATTTTACATCAAACAAATCATCTATAATTGAATTGTGTGAGTGGATCGGGGCAAATAAAACCATCGGAAATCCATTTGAAGGCTGCACAAAAAGAGAATTCAATGCCCACATGAATTATTCTTCAGGTTACACAGATATAATGCTATTCAAAAAGCAAGATTCTTACATTGATAAAATGGCTGCTTAAATAAGTTGCTCGATTTGTATTAGAATGCCATTCTAAAAGTGTTCTTATGAAAGAACAAAGCCGGAACAGAGGTCTTCATTTACCTTTTGTTCCGGCTTTATAAGTGTTGTGTGCAGCCTATTTTTTGAACGCTTCGTTTTGTTCTTTTGCCTGAAAATTGAACGCTTCGTTCCGGATTCGGCGGAAATTTGGATTTGCGGATTATAAATAAAAGTATGCCTGTAGGATTATTATTGCCACTGTATGGGAATACTGTTCAGAATGAAAGGTTTAGGGAACAGCTGATGGCGACTCTTCCATTGAAGAAACAATTGTGGCAACAAACTATAAAAGTTAAAATACAGAATCAGGCACATGTCTTGCAATGTTGTTTAGGAGAGGACAATAAATGTATGAGGGTGTGGGCGGAAGAAGTAAAAAGCGGTGATCCTGATAATTTGGAAGCGAGGGCTGCTGCTTACTATTGGAAAACACTTTATGCTCATATTCCGGGATTT